CAGGAGTTACCTTCTCCTACCTCCTCCATTTTAAACACATTTATTTCAACATAATTTTGCTTTATCAGACTCATTTGATTGCGTTACTAATTAGTTTCGTGCTTGCGTGCCCCCGTGGTTTAGCCTTAATTGTGTTAACGTACGCATGATCCTAACCTTGCTATATTGGTGCCCGAAAGGGTTTTAATCATATAATGAGGGTTGCTATACCGCAATTATTATAAGGCGATTTCGCATATTGTTTAGATTTATTTGTGCCGATTAATAAGGTACCCACAAAACCAAAACCCAATTTTTACAAATTAGTTTTACCCGACCACTGCGATCTTATTTTTCGCCTTCTCTTATCCAGAAATTGTGATCTTTGTGTGTACACATTTAGATCTTGTTCACAATTTCATATTCCTCGAGGAAGAAATTCGGTTTAAGCCGTGCCTTCTCACGTTGAGTATAATCTAGAACAAAGCTTCTTCATCATCTTATTACCCATCTTATCCCCTGATCAGGGACGTCACATATAATGAATCACCCCCCTCATTATCTGGAGACAAAGTGTAGCCAAGCTAAGTTTTCTTGGAGTTCCTGTAGGAACTTAGCCGTTACGATAAAGTTACAAGTCCATGTGCATGGACAGCTTTAGCTCACCTTTTCCTACCATACCTCTCTTTTATACAGCTCACCGCTTTTGAATCTGACGTAAAATCCATTAACAACATCTTATGGTTCTTTCGAGAAAAATGAGAGCTCACTCTAATGAGCCGCTACTTTATGGACAATAAACGTTTAGTAGTGTACAACATATTGTAAATCAAAATGACAAATACAACTATCGAAAACACTTACAGGAAAAACGATCTCTCTACCCTCGCCGCCGCCGCCGCCACCGTTTCTGCCCAGAACCAACACACCGAACTAACTACAGAGGTACAGACGTTACTCGTCACCAAAACTCTGGCCGCTCGCGCAATTTTCTCAAATTCAGCTCATGCTGAATCTCAGAATCACACTCTTTTCGACAAATTCAACATTGCCGATTTCTCTCTCACCACTCGCGTCCAAATGGGATCTTCCACAGTTTGGCTTCCAGCACTTGACTCAGCTACTGAAAATAGTGTCTTTACATCCAGACGACGATCCGCCGCTGCTTTTCGCAACATTTACGGGTCGTCATCAGCCGACCTTTGGGATAAATTCTATTTCCGATGCACCAACATTTCCAAATGCACTTTCGCTACGAAAGACATTGAAAAGGCTTACACACACGCCAATCAACTTTGCACACACCGCATCTTTGCCACATTCGAAGATTGCGCTGTTCATTCATTCATCTCAGAACGATCCGCATTGGCCGAAGCAGATTTATCCGCTGAGCGATTAATTAATCGCACACACCTTTTCAGCAATCGTCTTGCCACTCTTTCAAAGATGGGCACCGTCGCTCTCTTTGAACACTCAGGATCTCAATTGCGCAAAACATATCATTTCAATGACAATGTTTTCACACTGATCTTCTCTATCAAAGACCACTGGACGCACAAATACATCAAACTTTTGCGTCCTCTTGAAGTGAAAGCACAATTTGGATTTGATTTCAACATCAACATCAGGCCACACTTGCCTGATTTCTCATCGCTTTTTGAAGCTTTTGGCTCAACAGGAGCTGCTGCAGAAATCATTCGCAAGCTTGCTGCTTGCGCTGGACTCATGTCGAATATTGCTATTCTCCTCTCAGAGCCTTCCACATTTATTGCATCTTGCGCAATTGTTGGAATTGCTTCACATCTCACATCCGCTTTCGCGGCCACCATCGCCACATTCTTGGGCGTTCCAATGGCGCAGAGCTCATTCACATGGGTTCCGCACGCTGTTGGGATGCTTCTTCTAGTCATTCTTGGAGTTAACAAAGTCTCTGGTCCCATGGGACTTACCATCCTCAATCGCATCACCAGTCTTGGTTTTTCATTGTCAGGCGTTGGCACAGTTACCCGCATTATCAAAGACGCTTGGAAAGATCTATTCCCTTTCATCTATGAGAAAATCTATGGAATCCCCCCAGATTTCGAAGAAGCCATCATTGAGTTGGACGAATTTGATCAACTAACTCGCGCCGTTGAGGATTTTGAGAAAACGGAAGGTTACAAAACTATCGACAGCAGTCGCGACGCTTGTTCGCATGTTCGCACAATGGACGAGACTCTAAAACGAGTTATCGCCTGCGCAGATCGACGCCGCCTTCGGGAAAAATTTTCATTATCCTTGCGCGTCGTTTCTAAGCGCATTGACACTTGGATGGACGCTGTCCGCACATCACCTCACAAGGATGTAGGAGTACGCGTCGAGCCTATCATCATCTACATGTATGGCGCTTCCAATGTTGGAAAATCGTTAGCCACCACACTTCTCATCACAGACATCATCAAAGACCAACCTGAAGTTTTGGCCCAACCGAACGTCGAGATTGCTAGTTTCATTTACACTCGAAATCCAGCACTCGAATATTGGGAGGGCTATGACAATACGAAGCAGGCCGTTATTTATGACGACTTTCTGCAGCGTGCGGACAGCATTGCTAATCCAAATCCAGAGATTTTGGAAATCATTCGCATCAAAAACTCAGCGGCTTTTCAAGTTCCTAAGGCCACACTAATGGAAAAGAAAAACTCATACTTTAAATCTTCTCTCGTTGTGTGCACCTCAAATCAACCGACCATCGAGGCCAAATCCATCACTTGTGCAGAAGCACTTAAAAGACGGTTTGACATTCATGTGAAGGTTGAGCGCGATCCCGACGTCATTGTCGGAGCTGAAGTCAACACAGACTGCTACATCTTCACTCTCGTTAAAGATGATAAGCTCACAGACATCGTTCTCAACTATCAGCAACTTGTGACCCTGGCACGCATGAAAATGCATGCTCAAGGACAGAAAGTCGTTGGTCTTGCCAACAGCCTCAGGAAAGTTCGTGAAGCACCCATCATTGATGTGCCTCTTCCCGATAATCTCAACATGATGGATTTCATTCAAAATCCGGCCTATTCGCGTAATGCGACCCAGATCACCTCCACAATTGTTGGATCAGCCACTGCGGCAGTTCCGCGAATCGTCGAGGCGCATTCTCTAGCAGAGACTGCGCTTAACTATTTCGCCAACCGCACTGTGGAAGAATCCAATCAGATTGCCGTCATCGAGCGCACTCCACATCTAAATGATCGCGAGCGCATTCTCTTGATCGAGGCCATGGCTGAAGTTGAAAAAGACTCACCCACCACTGGGATTTTCATGGATCTTTGGTCCGTTCACAAGCTCAATATCTACGAGTGCGTCGCCCCTGAGTACCAACAAATTGCTCATTTGGCTAAATTACACCTGAACGCAACACCCGAGGAATCTCCGTTGTCAGGCGATCACAAGCCCGTGTGGTTTAAATCCATGGTCAGATTGATGTTCACCAAGGAGAATGTTCAAATTTTCCGTCGAAGCGCCTACTCGAATTTAACATACGTCGAGCGCACCAACATCATGGACCAGCATTTCTCTTACTTCGAAAATGTCCCCGATGTTGATCCAAGCGAAGCTCTTGAAAATCATTCTACGGAAGAAACAATTCCGTGCATGTTTGCCTTTGCCCGCGCACAAGCTAGTGCCACCTGGACTGGCTGGTTTCGTGAGAGACTTCACGATGCCCAAGACGCCGGCGGTTTCATCTGGGAGCACATGCTTTCCCACGCCTTTTCATATCTATGGAATGGTGTTAAAGATCCCAATGCTCCAATGATGCAAAAACTTGCCTCCGCATACACCATGCTTGCAGTGTTTTCAATGATCAAACTTGGTTTGGGAAAGATTGCATACAACTATGGGTACATCAGCACCGACACCTACAACGCATTGTGGGGAATTTTGCCAGAAGAAACTCGCAACAAACTTGTGTCTGCCGAAGCTTATGCCGAAATCGTTAAACAAGTCGAAGATGGGAATTTGCCAAAAACCACCGCTCACGAACTGACTACCATCATCAAAGGAAAGATCTCAAGCGAGTCGTGGACCCACGCCGGGAAAACTCCAGCAATGAAAACCCAAACTGCTATTCGAGCCCCTAAAGCTGAAGCTGTTACGGATGCCAATTGTAAGGACGTTTCAAGCAAAGTCTCAGACAATCTTGCGATGTTTTACATCGGAAATGGAGTTACTAACGGCCAACATTGTGCCATTGGACTTTTTGTCAGAGATCAGAGTTGTTTGTTGAACAAACACTCTCTCGACCAACTTCTGAATACACCATCAGCCGTCTTCGCGACATTTCCCGGAACCATAACGCCTGTTGAGATCAACATGAAGGACGTTGCGTACTCTCGCCATCCAGATCACGATCTTGCCATGGTGCGATTTCCCCGCCTTCGTGCGCACGTCGACATCGTCAATCAGTTTTGTACTGATGATGACATGAATTTCGAGCGATCTGTTTTTAAGATCTTATCTCGCGACAAAAAGATGCATGCCGCAACCGTCGTCAAGGGAAAGAAAATGACAGAAGCTGTCCACTCAACGTTTGGAGACTCTATTATCCCCATCACCAAGGGATTTGAGTATGAACACGCCGAAACAACATTCGGCGATTGTGGCAGCCCCGTTCTCGTCGTTAATCCAATGATTGCTCGGAAAATTCTGGGCATTCACGGCGCTGGAGTTGGAACTACAGGCTTTGCTATTGCGGTCACTCGATCTATGATCGATCATCTCTTGGAGAACTTTCCAGCAGCACATTCGCTGGTCCTTCCTGAGGTCGTGACCCAACATTTTCGCCAAACAAATCTCGAAGGCAACTTTGAGTATTTGGGAACTGTCCCACCGCCATTCGATCCCGTTCGCACGGATGTTACTCAATCAGAAATTTTTGGAGTTTTTCCCGTCACAACAGCTGCCGCTATTCTTAAGCCAGTTCAGGGTATTTGCCCTTTGCTCAAAGGCGTCCAATTGATGGGAAAACCAAAACCAAAACTTACAACTGCTTTCTTGGAACGAAACCATGAAATGCTTGTCGCGCTCACGTGTCCCGGAGAAGCTGCGATTTCACGTGTGCTCACTATGACAGAGGCCGTCTTCGGTATTCCTGGCATTTTAAAACCAATGGAACTGTCCACATCACCTGGATATCCGTGGTGCAACATGCAGAAACCAGCCGCACTCCCAGGCAAGCTCGCATGGATTTATCCCACGACCCAAACTCTGCACCCAGATTTGGTTGTGGCAGTTGAACGACACATCTCCAATTTCAAGAACGGAATCATCGAACCACCAATCTTCAAGGCATCACTCAAGGACGAACGCCGCAAGCTCAAGCGTTGCGACTACTCCAAACCTGAGGACATGAAAACTCGCGTTTTCTGTGCTTCTCCCATGGATTTTCTCATTGCTATGCGCATGTACTTCGGAGCCTATTTTCAACACGTCATCGATCATCGCATCAAAAACTGGTCCACTGTTGGAATCAATCCAGATTCTGCAGAATGGGACCAGCTCGTTCGTCATCTCCATCACCATGGCACCAATGTCAAGGATGGAGATTACGAGGGATTTGACACGTCACAGTGTCCCGACTTCATTCAGGGGTCACTTGCCCCTGCCGACGACTTTTACGAGCTTCATGGATCCAACAATGACACCGACCGTTTTATTCGCAAAGGATTCGCTCATTGTATTAGTTATCCCACATTGCTAGTCAAAGGAGATTTACTTCGTTTAGACGGAGTGAACCCCAGTGGAGTTCTTGGGACGACCCAGATCAACAACAACACAAACGCATCCGCCTTCCACTTTGCTTGGACTGAAATCTACGGAACTGGACCACACGACTTTCTCAATAATGTTCGTATGGCTCTTTACGGTGATGATAACATCTTTACCGTGTCACAAGATCACCCAGAATTCACCGCCGCCAGTATCGCCCAACACCTCAAGAAAGTCGGAATGACTTACACCGCCATCGACAAAACTCTGAACTTTAAAGATGACGGCAAAATCACTGACGCCACATTTCTCAAACGTGGCTTCGTTTTCATGGACGGACATTGGAGAGCCCCCCTCGACATTGCAACTTGCAAGGAGCTGGCTAACTACACCCGCAAATCCATGGACAACACAACCGCAACTCTAGTCAATTGTCGCACTGCCGCCACCGAACTAGCCTATACCGACCCATCAGGAAAAACAACCGAGGCGATTGAGAAAGCCTTGCTTGCTGTTGGCCTGTACGAACGCCTCCCGAGACTTTCGGAGGTTCTTCTTAATTCCAACAAAAACTTTTAAAACATGTGATCTTACCCATTTTAATGTTTATGAAATCTTTATTATTTGTACTGCTATGTTTTTATTTCTCTAAATCAAATATTCATCCTGTCCTACATATGGTTTTATACGGACTTGTACATGAAAACCGCCTCTCAAACACCACCAGATTCAAAAATTGCTTCAACTGGACAATCAGCACCAGTACGATCTACACCACCAACACCAGCAGCAACCACCGGCCAGGTTATTTCCGCCAGCAATGCCGCTGGTCAGACCATCTTCGAACCTAATTCTGCTCACATGGAACAACAAGGACTTACTTCTTTCATCGATTCACTACCTTCAGAAATGGAGGCTTCCTCTCCCATCACTACTCAATGTGATACCAACGCTTTATCTGTCGATCATACCATTTCATCGGATATTAAATCGTTCATGGCACGACCCACTTTTGTG